CGTAGGCGGAGCGCTGCGAGCTCGACCAGTACCAGGTTGGCTTGAAGGCTTCGGCGCCGCCCGCTTGGAAGGCTTCCAGTGTGGTCTGTGCTGGAGATTCTTCGGTGTGCAGCAGGCCGACAGGCTCGCTGTTCGGGTTGTCACCGCTGCGACCATACTGCCAGTTCGTTTCGGTGGTCGGCTTGAAGTGGCGGTACTGCAGCTCCTGCGCGTCACGCGCAGGGATCGCCCAGTCGGTGAAGCCGCCGATATCCAGAGCCAGCACCTGCTGCGCCAACTCGCTACCAGAGGCCGCCATCGCCTCAGTGTTGGCGCGGCTGTTGGTGAAGCTGTCAGCACCTTCGATCTTCTCGCCGCACTCACCCCATTCGCCTTCCAGTTCGTGCTCGGCGCCGGCGGTGATGTTCAGGTAGCGCTTGCCAGTGTCCGGGTCACGGGTGATGCCGCTGAAGAACCCGCCGCCGAACGCCTGGCCGATTTCCGGGATGATCACTGCTGGTGCTGCTTTCTCAACTGCGGACATGGTCTTTCCTCTTTTCGAAGGCAACAAAAAAGGCGCTGTTGCGCCCGGTGCCGATCAAGAACGAATGATTGAAGGATTAAATAAAGAATCTGCGGACGGGGCGGACGCGGAGCTCGACGTCCTTGCCGCTGGTGGTCTGACTGCCAGCATCGAAGGTCATGCCGAATGCGCCGTAGGCGGCCCGCTGCGAAGATGACCAGTAGTAGCAGTCCTGGGCGAACACCTCAGGGCAGTTCAGCCAGCCGTGGTACAGCTCGGCGGCGGCGGGCAGGTAAAAGTCATGGTGACTATCGGCCTGGTATTCAGCGCAGGCATCGGCTGCCGGATACTTCCTCTCGTCATCGTTGCCGATCAATACCTGCGTGTTGGTATAGCCGTCGGTCTTGCTGAGGCCTTTCACCTCAATCCCCCGGCCGCCCCATTCGAAATCGCCGATGTCATCCTTGGCGATGATCAAGTAGTGCGCTGGGACATCGCCACGCGCCGCCACCAACCCGCCATTGAAACCGCCTTGGCCTGGCCACTCAGAGCCGAGCGCAGGGATGTTGGTTGGCGCGATCGGCTGAACATTCGCCGCCGGCGGCAGCACCTGGGCAAACACGCTGGCCATGGCCAGTTTGGCCAAGGAAGACGCTGGCATCTTTATCGTAGTTTCGCCGTGCTTCAGGGTGATCATTTCGGGTTTCATCGTGAGACCTCGCTGGGTAATTATTCGTCGTGAGAGATGCGCAGAGCCTCGCGGTTGTAGGCGAGTTGCAATTTTGCCGACACGTTTTCGGGTATCTCGTATTCGTGTCGCGGAGGTGTAAGAAGCAGCGCGGACTTTTGAGGCCCTAACGCATGTAGATGGTGAATCATTAGCGTGATGGCCTCGCCCTGTTCCTCGATGCCGCTCCAGGCCATCAACTCAGCCAAGGCTTGGCGCGTGCCGGCCATGCAGTGCAATCTGATCTCTTCCTCTCCGCGGGCTTTGCGTTTGGTTGCTGCCTTGGCTGAGCGCTCTTTCTGTTCCGCTGCCATGATCCGCTCCTACTGCTTTGGCTCTTTCGCGAAGAAGGCCGGATGAGGCCCTTTGCTGAACTTGGGATAGTCGATGTCGAACTTGGCCAGCAGCATGCTGAAGGTTTTGAAAGTGACGCCGAGCTGAATCATCGCTTGGTTGCGGGAGAGCCCGATCTCCTTGAAGGCCTTGATGCGTTCGGCGTCTTTGGCGTGTTTCGCCTCGCTGGCGGCGCCTCGCAGATTTGGCCGCCGGCTGTTGCTGACTGCCGGCTGAAACTTGAAACCATTCTCGACGGCAATCTTTTGCAGGTTTCGTCGCGACATGCCGAGACGCAATGTGGCCTGGGCGTAGGTCATGGTTTCGGCCAGGGTGCGAACGCGTTCGATTAGTTCGATACGGTCCTTTGCGCGCTGCGCGGCCCGCTCTTCGCGCTCGATGTCGCGCATCGCCATCTTATCGAGCCAGTTTGGCTTTTCCGGCTCACGTGATACGGGCTTGGCTTTTTTGCTTGGCGGAGGCTCATGTCTCGCCGGTGGCGGCGCGAAGCTCGGCCCCTGCAACACCTCGATAGTCCCGCCTTTGTTGAAGTAGGCCTCCTGAAGTAGGGCCAGTTCGTGGCGTTGAGGGTCCAGCATCTGGATCATGGAAAGCTCGGTGCTGACGTATGCGTTCATGCTGCCACCTGCTCCAGGGTTACCCCCGGCACGTTGAATTCAGAACCTTGAGCGTCGACAAGATCGTCGAGGCCTTGCCAGTTGACAGTCAGCACGCTGATCGGAACCTGGCCCGCCGCCACAGCCTTCACCAATGCTTCGAGGTCGGTCACCCGCGCTTCGAGTTTCATCGGCTTTGGTTGAACCTTGGCGGATGGGGTCACTGCCGAAACGCGCGGCGCAGGCTGTTCAGCTCTAACCGGCGCCGGAGTGACGGCTACCGGCTCGACCTGCTTGGCCTTGGCGTCCTCGATCTTTTGCAGTTCCTCCTTGCGGATCCGCTCACGCTGCGCTTCGGCCTTCGCCTCCTCTGCCTTCTCGTGCTCCGAGATCCGGAACTTGATCAGCGTCACCAGATCGTCATTGGCTTTTGTCACCAACTGCTGAATGTCGCTGAACAGGAAGGAATGATCGGCGGCCAGCTCGGCCAAGCTGGTCAGGTTCAGACGAATGCAGTCGGCGGATTGGCTGGCGTCGATCTTCGCCCTGGCCAGTTCGGTATCGACGGCATCCTGCAAGCTGGCGATGGTGCGCTTGTTTTTCATGGCGCCGAGGAAGTCAGAGGCGACGGCTGGCAAAACCACTTTGCCCAAGGTCTTGTTGATCGCAGCGATGTGATCAGCCAGCGCCTGTTCGGCCTTCTGTTTGATGTTCGACTTGACCAGCAGCTCTTGGGCCTTCACCAGCTTGTCGACCTTCAGGCGAGTTTCTCGGGCGTGCGCCGAAACGCGATCCAGCGACGAGAACAGTTCGTCGATGGTTGCGGTTTGCGACAGAGCCTGTTTCTTCGCGGCCGCTACCGCTTCTTCGACATCTCCGCACCACTTCACAGCCTTCTTGGCGTCGGCGAAGTCTTGATCTGTGGTTAGTTCGGTTTTCACCGAGTCGATGACCGCCAGTGCCGATTGCTCGAACACCTTCAGGTTGCTGGCGGTAACCATGCCAGTCAGTTCAATGCGCAGCGCTGGTAGCTCGTCAGGCGCCTTGCCGACGACAATCGACGGCGCTTCGGCAAACTCATGCACGGCAAGATCTGCCTCGAACTGATTCCACCCTGCAACCAGCTTCGCGGCGCGACCTGGCACCGGCATGTATTCCATCGACACGAAATTTTCTTCAGTCCCGTCGGAACAAACAAAAATCACTTTCTCGGCGCCGCTTACCAGCAGTTGCTGCTCAAGCTGCCAGTAGTAGTGCGGATCAAGGTCGCCGGCCAGAACATCGGCGGCTAGCTGCTCGTTCCACATCTTGTGCTCGAACAATGTTTCCCCCATCAGCGTGCTGCCGTCGAACGAGGCGAGCAGGTTTCCTTCTGTGCCGACGATTGGGAAAAGGTCTTCGCCGATTCTGGCTTCCAGAATCGGTCGAGCTAGGGCCTCGAACTCATGCCCCTTGTCGAACAGGTATTTCTGCACCCACCAATGGATATCACGATCAAGCCCTGATTTCTTGGCATCAAGCAGTTCGGTACGCTTCATCTGTTTTGATGCGCCCATCATTGCCGGCGCTTCTGATGCGGTGTGGTAATTGGCGCGGAGCGCGTGCCACTCGGCGGAGCCTTGGGCAACGTTATGAATTTTCATGCTGCGTCTCCATCGAGGGCCTTGAGGTTGGTGATGGTTTCGATCTGCTCCGCGCTCAGTGTGTATTTGCTGCGGATGGTCGCGATCAGATGCTCGGGGCTGGTGCGTCCCGAATCGATCAGGGGCTGCCACTTGACGACATTTTCTTTCAGCAGTTCGTCCGGGTAGCCAGGGAGCGCTTCCGGCTCGGGCTGTGCCTGCTGAATTGGCGTTACGTCGCGCACGGCTTCTTCGAACGCCTTGCCTTCCATCTCGTCAGCCGTCGGGGCTGAACCAACTTCAGGGAACGCCTTGCGCAATGCCTGGGCCTCGGCGCACTTGGCGAGCTGGGCAAAGGCGCGGCGCTTCCACATCGCGTTCGGCGCGGCGCTGTCCTTGCTGGCGGTGGCGTAGTTTTCAAGCCAGCGCTCGTTGGCAGTAAATTCAGCGACAAGCCCGTTGGCCATCTGCCGCTTGACGGTTACCCGGCACCATTCCGGATAGGTGACATCAACACCCGACAGCTTCGCGGTGATCGGCGGTCCATATTCTGGGTCGCTGATCCCGGCGTATTGCCCGGTACGCGCCGCCTGAATTCGGTACAGGCCAATGCCCGGCATAACCGTGTCCTGCATCTTTTTCGTGTCCTTGTTCCAGATCGGCACGATATGAACAGGCTTCAGCATTGGGTCCAGGTGGGCGGCCTGGCAGTAGGCCAAAACCATCACTACGGAGTTGTGCGCAGCGCCCGGGTACAAGCTGCTGCTCAAAACTTCGACAAGTGCCGACTCCGACATGGTCGGCATTTGCTCGGCCTGCTTCATTACTGCGGACATGGGGATTCCTTCCGCCATGCAGGCGGCGTATGAGTTCGAGTTATTGAGTGAGCTGGGAGCAGTAGGCGCTGGCCAGCATGACGAAGGTGGTGCCAAGGAGGACGATGGCTGAGCCGCGGAGCATGTAGATGCGCTTAGCGCGCTGGTAGGAGGTCATCTCACCACCGCCACAGGAAGGCTGATCTGCCGAGGCTCGCCGTTCTCTTTGAACAGGCTGTACTGCATGAGCAGGATGGTCAGGCCGAAAGCGAGGATCCAGTAGAAAGTTTTCATCAATCACCTCCCCAGTATTGGAGTGGAACGAACGTGTATTGCTCGCGTCCATGGTGGCGAACTCGCCAGTACTCCAGATCAATGCGATTCAGGAGCTCTTCGAGGGTGTACATGCGGGTGGCGAGGCGTTTCATTGCGCCACCTGCACAACCCGGCGGCCGTTCTTGATGGTCACTGCCGAGCGGATCGGGCTATTGATCACCAGCATGTCGCGTGGCAGACCCAGTGCTTCGTTCATCGGCACGCGAGTAGACGACAGGTGCGAAAGGATCAGCTCGTCGACCATTTCGTCGATCAGCGTTTTTACCGGGGAAGTTGTCATGCCGCACTCCTTGGCCGATTCGCGATGGTGACATTCAGCCTTTTGCAGTAGTGGTGGAATTCTTCTTCGGTGATGGCGTTGCTGGTGTAGAAGGCCGTGATGTTGCGCAGCACCAGGATCTCGTACTTGTCCGGGCATCCTGCGTGGTTGAGTTCGTCGAGGTCTTGGTCGATCAGGATATGCGGGCTCATAACTTGTCGTCTTCGGCTTCTTCGCGATGAGCCGCGACTGCGTCGGTCGCGTAGTCACGCAGGAATTCAGCGGCGATCTCTTCCAGACACTGGCGTGGCTGTTCGTTACCGAGCAGATGCTTCGCGTGGGTAACAGCCTCACTTTTGCTTCCAGCGATCACGCACAAGACAAGATTGGCGAATGAGTCTCGGTCGTCCAACCCGTCGATCTGGCGTTCAGTCAGGTAGAGCTGCAGGTAGGTCGCGTACTGCGCTGCTGTCACTTTACGTGCCGGGCCGAAGCGGCGCTTCCAGGTGATATCGCAGCCGCGCACCAACTGTTCGGCTGAATGCTCCAACCATTCGCGCTCTTCTTCTGTCTCGCTGACTGGAGCTGGTAGGCGGTTATCAAATTCACGCTGAGCAAGGACAATTGCGTTCATGGCTATTCCTCCGGCGCATTACAACAGGCGGATATTGTCTGACTTTACAAGCTTCGTTCTCGTACAACCTAAGAAGTGCGGCGCATACATCTTGATCAGCGCCCGCGCTATCGCAGTAAATATTTACGCGAGTTTTTATCTCCCAAAGCCTGTGCACACGGTAGGCAATATGGGCGTCCTCGGCGTTACCAAAAAGGCCGATATGTATGGTTTTTCCGAAGCTTTTATATTTTGCTGCGAATCTTCCCTTATTCATGTTCACTCCCGTTGGGAGAGCCCTTTTCTGAGGTGAAAGACTGGACAGAAGAGAGTTGACCCATTGAGGAATAAACAGGCATGCATTGGAGCTGTATATTTTATTTCCTGGGATCTTGAGATCCTTATCGAGCGCCAGCCCCTCCCAGCGCTTGGAATCCATCCATTGTTTAAATCTGGAAAACCTAAGCCATTCATGGTCAACAGAGCAGCCTTGGTATGTTGGGTTTTCTGCAAGATACGCGGCGGAATAGCAGCGCCCCAACATGCTGACCCATGTTTGATACTGATGGGTTTGACTAACAAGCATCCCATCCATATACACGTCGTTTATGCCTACGCCACAAACTCGAGACCTATGCATGATGTGCTCCATTGACAATTTGGCGTGCTAGGCGATATACCCGCCCGGCATAGTGGTCACGACACGCTTGGCGACAGGGTCATGCATCCGACCTTTGGCGCAGTCGTGGACATCGGGGCGGGGCTTGCGGGGTGAGGGGGTTGTGCGCTTCATGGCTGGCTACTCGAATTTGAGCAATAAAAAGCCCGGACGAACCGGGCTTACCACCTTGCGAAACGACCGGGCGCATGAGGCGTCGGGTGTCGGCTATCTGTTACATGGCTGCAAACCCTCCGCGTTGAGTTGGTCGGCCGGGAACTCCCAACCCATACAGGTGATGCAAATGCCCGGTGCTGATCTCCGGGTTGAGAGTCATGCCGCGGTCAGCGCCTTTCGGCTACCGCAATATCAGTTATTACGAGCCGGTACCGCGCGGGCATAAAATAGTACTTAGCCGGTCAGCGTTCACTCTCGGAACTGTTAGTTTTCAAACCTGCCCATCAGCCTGGGCGTGCATCTGCATCGGGGAGAGTCCTGCCAGCAACGACATTGGATACGCTGGACGATTCAAGACTCTCTCCGATGACCTCTCCCCCAGAGAGATATCGGGCCGCTTTGCGTCCGGCTGACGTACTGCACGATCAAAAGCAATAAATGAATCAGCGAATGAACAATCTGCGGACGGGGCGGACGCGGAGCTCGTTGCTCTTGTCGACGTAGTCCTGAACGCCATCATCGAAGTACATGCCGAATGCGTCGTAGGCGGAGCGCTGCGAACTCGACCAGTACCAGGTCTTCTCGAAGTGTTCAGCGATGGTCTGCCATGCGTGATTGAGTTCGCCAACGCTTGGCAGGTAGAAGTCGTGGTGGCCGTCGGCTGAATGGTTACCGGCTGCCTCGGCTGCTGGGAATGTTCCATCAGCTTCCAGCAGGGTCGTGGTATTCAGGATGCCGTTGACCTTGCTGGTGGCGGCAGTGTCGGTGCCGTACTCGCCCCAAGCGTGCTCGCCAAGGTCTTTGTCGGCGAAGATCAGGTGGTAAAGCTCGCCATCCTCACCCTGCCGGATGCCTGCGTAGATACCGCCTTGTCCAGCCCAGTAAGTGCCGCTCGCCGGAACATCGATGTTCGCCGCCGGCGCCTTCACCTGGTCCGCGCCGCGCATCAGGTTCGCAAACTGCAATACCAGCGCCTTGTCTGGGCTGCTGATCGTTGATTCGCCGCAGGTGAGGATGTGCGTTGTCATGTTCTGTGGTCCTTGTCTGACGGCGCTCAGATAGCGCTGGATGCTTGATTGTTGAGTTGCTCTTGTTCGGCTTCGGTCGGATAGCGTTTGGGGCCAGCCAGAATTCTCACCAGCCATGGCAACATGACGTTCCGGGTGAAGCTGATTCGGGTTTTCTCAGCCATGGCTGCAGTGCTCCTAGTAATCGCAAATGTGGTGGTAGACAGGTTCGGGCTTGGTCGACTTGGTTTCGATGGTCATGAGGTAAAGCATGAACAGGGCAAACATTTCGTTTTGCTCCTTTGTGTGGCTTTCGAATGCCTCTCGGGGTTTGAGAGGCATTTGTAAAGCCAGATGACCAGCCTGAAACAGCAGGAAGCTATCTGATATCCGGTCGCTCTCTACTGGAGTCAGCGACCGGCTGAAGCATCAAATTTTCGCGTCGTACTTTGGTTGGGCCTACCTTTCGGCTGATGCGCGGTCACATCTTCGACCCTGCTTTCCGCTACCTGGATCGAGGCTCTGCGCGAAGCTCTCAGGCTTGGCTACGCGCAGTGTTTTTTTCTTGGCGGGGAGGTCAGCGCCAGAACGCTGCGACCCCGATGATCGTTCGCCAGCGCTCACGCACTTCCTGCAATGGATCGGTTGGCAGGCCGGCAGAGATAGGCGGTTCTGGCCGCACATGACTCAGCGCTGCGCCGATCAGGATGATC